AACTGGGAGATGCTTGCTCCCGCGCTTGCGAACTGTGCGGATTTCTCTCCGCGAGCGAGTCTATCGCCCCCACCAAGGTTAAACATGTGGCGTCTCCTGAGTCTTTACGAACTGCGCTACGCAGTCCTGTACCGTTTTGCCGCTTGGGACAAGGACAGGCACAATCACACACTGAATCAGTTCAGGCCGTGCGGCGGAAAACTGTTTCAACGCTACACAATCTACTGCATCTGCATCAACGAAGAGGATGTCTCCCGCTTTCACAGACAAAAGAAGTGCTTCAAGTTCCTGAGTCATTTCTCTCCTATACTCGGCTGTCACCATGGAGCCTTCTCGAAAAGGCCCCATGGGAAGCCTACGAGCAGAGACGAGTTCGAGGCAAGTCTCTGCAAACTTATCGACAAACGACAAGAGATTGATCAGGTCTCCTGCCATCTGACGGGATCGCCGCAGGGTGATCAGTCCTACCTTGATCCAATACTGCTCGCGGCCATCAATTAGATGGTCGGCACTGCCGCATTCTGCACATACAGACCGGTGCGAGGCGCGGAGTTGCACAGGTTGAAGCAAGTATTGTAGGCAAACATGTGGCTGGTCAGGTACGAACCAGTCCCGGCTGCCGATGTGGTATCCGGCACAGGCGCGACAACGTTTCCACCGCCGAAATCATACAGTTCCAGCGGAGACAACTCACCGATGTACCAGTTGTCCATGACGAGCAGGTCGATACGGTTCGGCTGTGCCGTCCAAGACTTGTGGTACTTGCGGCCTCCGAACGTATCTGCGAAAAACTTCTTCGCCATGTCAAGGGTTTTATCACCCTTGATGTCCTGCGCGTTGGCAATCTGAACGTTGTACATCAGGTTCGACTGCGCGACGGCCTGCTCAGGCGGTCCATACCAGATACCCGACTTGATGCTGTCGGCATCGGGACCAAGCGACCGGCCCAACAGAACTTCTGCACGCTGTGCCAAACCGGGCGAAATTGCTGCTCCGCCGAGGTTGATCGTCGGTGTGCTCAGACGACCGGGGAAGTTGGCACGGTTCAAACCACCAATGGTGCCTTGGTTGCTGTTCACGTCCCATGCGCGAATACCGAGCAGGGAGTTGCCAGCGCCGTAGGTGCATCCCACAACGACCAAGAAGTCACCAGCCTGCGTTGCCGCAGGCAGCGGATTGGTTGCATCACCGAAGAACAAAGTGTTCGACGGACCATCCACGTATGTTACGCGAGCGGTTCCGCGAGATGCTCCACCACCAGACGGAATAACCTGAACCAACTGTTGATCCGTGAAGGCAACAGCGACGTTCATTCCAGCGATGTTCGGAGGAACACCGGCTACTGTGGTAGTCGTAATGACAGCGGTTGTAGGAATCTGATCAATACTGCCAGAACCATCGGCATTGATCAGGCCCTCAATACCCTGCATTGCAGCATCCAGAGAGTTCTTCATTTCCTGTGCTTTGACAGCGAACAGACCTTTCTGTTTGCTATCCGTGGAGGCTTGCGCCAGCCAAGAGATTTCGCAAACGTTGAAGAGGTACACAGGTGACAAAGCGAACGATGCCCACTGGGAACCAGTCCCACGGCCAATCGCATCAGCGTTACCAGTTCCCTGAGCAATAGCGGAACCACCCTGAACGCGGAAAGGCACACGGAACGAAGGACGCGGCGTTCCACCGGCCTGTGTAATGTTGGACACAGGAACCTTGGTTGCTTCAGCCTTGAATAGACTGTAAGCGGTCGTGCCATGGAAAACGAGATCGGGAATCTCTTTTGCAAACGCATCGAGTTCGACTGCTTCCACGGCTGCTTCTAAAAGAGGCATAAGTGTTTTCTACTCTTTACAAAAGATAGGCGCTGTCATCTCTTAGGGGATAACTAGCCCTCCATGCTGAGTCGTTCCTCGTTGTCCCTCGTCGCCACATTTGACCTTTCGGTCAGGTTCTCGCCCTATCGGTTTCTTGGGTCAACAATTTCTAAGTCGCTTGCGCGGCTTCATATACGCAATGAACGCTCTGCCAACTGAGCTACAATAAAGGTGGGCTTTGATCCCACGACCTTTCATTGTGTATACGGAGCAGCGCAAACTGCTCTCGAACAGAGATAGGCTCTGTTAACCGTTAAATCTTTCGCCATGTAATGAGTTTGTAGTTGCCCTTGGCATCTTTGATGAAGCCACGTCCCATGATCTCCAGTGTGACGAGATCGCTGGGTTTATACTCCCTACCGGCTACTGTGATTTCCTCGTTGCGAACAAGGTCTTTCGGCTTCGTCGGCACGTACACCGGCTTGCCGGACGCTGTTGCTGCCGCGTCTGTCTTGTTTGTGGTTTCTTTCTTCGCTGCTGCCGCTGCCACTCGACCGGCTGCTGCTCCACCTTTGCGGTAGTTCGGGTAGCGATCCTGTACTTCCTTGGAGGCAACGTCACGAATGATGGAATCCACTTTCGTGTTGTGGTATTCCAGCAGCTTCGACTTGCTTGGGTCTTTTGCTCCCCACAGGGCCTTCATTTGTGCTTGATACACACCGTCAGCCGTGAGGGTTTGCTGCAACCGGCTCAAGATGCCGTTTGCGAGGGACCGTTTGGTTTCAAACGGAAACCCTTTGAAGAACGGAAGATTGAAGAATTCCTCACGCAGCGTTTTCACGATGGCCTTCTGAGCCGAGGCAAGAGAGTCCTTGCCAACATCCTCGCGGAACGCTTTGGTCTGATTCGTCCGGAACTTCGTCTGCTCTTCAACAAACTTCTTACGATCTTCTTCCAGCTTCTTGCGCTCTGGGCTAATGTCGGAGCCTTCTTCTTTCTTGCCGTGCTGAGCCTTCATGTCATCAGCCCACTTCGAGAGGCGCTGGGCCGTACCTAGTACCTTCTGCACTGCGGCTGTGACTTCTTCCGGCTTCATGTCGGATTTGATCGCGCTCAAACCGGCAACCATGCTCTTGAACACGTTGGGCAGGTTGGTCTCGTCCAGTGCGGCCACGAAGTGAGGACCATGGACTTCATAGTACTGATCCTTGAATTCAGCCTTCAGCTTATCAAGGAATGCACCGGCCAGCTTCGGGAAAGCATCGGTCTTATTTTCTGCCTTCAAATCGGAAAGGATGTCGTCAATCAGCGAGGAATCGCCAGAATACAACTTCTGGTCAACCTCATCGATTGCCTGTTTCTGGGAGATCAAGGTGTTGTAACCATCGTGTCCACCAACCAGATCGATCAGGGCTTTGGCATCCTTCATTTCTTGGACGCCCTTGGGGAAAATCTTCTTCGCCGCTTCCCAACGTTCGTACGCGCCGTGAAGAGTCTTTACCGCTTCCCCGTTTTCAGCCGGGTTCGCATCACGGATCGCCTTCAGAGTCTTTCGGATGTTCTCCGGGGTGTTCTTGTTGCCGGGGAGTTTCTTCGCATCGAGTTCGGCCTGTTTGGTCTTTTTCTCTTCCGCGATCTCTTCCTCGGTTTTAGGAGTCCCATCTTCCTTATTGGGTTCGACTTTGATCTCTTCTCCGCCAGTTTTTTCTCCACTCTCGCCCTCGCCTGATCCTTCTCCAGCAGAAGTTGCTGTGGAATCATCGAGATTTTCGAGATCGAGGTCTGCGGTACTGCCTGAGTCTACTGTGGCTGCTGCTGAGTCATTCAGCGATGCCCAGTCTAGAGTTGCTTCGCTCATATATCTCCTTGAGTCTTCCTGAGTCTCTGAGTCAAAAGCGAGAGCGTACCGTGGCACGCCCTCGCAGATTTCTTTACATCGTCGGAGGTTGTGTTGCTGCCTCATTGGACTTCGAGTTCGACTTCAGAGCATCTGGGACCGTCTTAGCGGCGATCTTGTTCTGCAAATCGGACTTCTCTTTCTGAGCGAAGTCGTCTGGGGTTGCCTTCACACCCATCTTACCGAGCAACTGAATTGCGACATTCGGAGGCATCTTGTCAACCTGTGCTCCGATACTCTCAGAAGGCGGTTTACCCGGAGGCGCGTTCGCTGCGGCAATTTTCTTTGCCATTGCGACGTGTTGCTGCCAGTGCAAGTGAATGTTCTTGAACGCTGCTTTTTGTTTCTCGTCACCGTTCTTAAACTTCATGCCTTCAGGAGAGTTCATCCACTGGAAGCAGGTATCCGCTTCCACTGCGTGCAACTCAGACTCGTCCTGTGCAACCTGCACGGAACTGATCATAGGAGGAATTTGCTGGAGGATTTTTTGTCCTTGTTCCAGCGTCATCTTCACTTCGTCAGGGATGATCTTTCCTTCTTGGATCATCTTCTGAACTTCAGCCATGCCGATTTCGAGGTTGTTTTTGATCGTCAAGTACTTCGGGTTATCCACCGGCCCACTACGCAGCAGGTATTCAAACTCCAACCTCTGCTTTTGCACCGAGGACGCGCCGGGTACTTTGAAGTTCTTCATTCGGATGCCATCGGCAAGGGTTGGCAAATTCGCTGGGGAATATAACCACTCACCGATTGCTGGAACCTGTGCGCTGATGTTGATCAGGTCGATTAACTTCTGCTCGCGCTGCGCCCAAGACTCAGGGAACGCCGGATTACCCTCTGGGAAGCAGAGGACATTACCAGCGAGGTTCGACGTGTTGACCACGATGTTGCCGCTACCGGGAATGTTCTGCGTGATCTTCTTTCCATCACGACATTCCTTAGCGCAACCCACGGCCTGCAATGCGGCCACGGCGAACAAATCTTGAACGTTATTCCATGGGCAACCTACTCGCTGCAATGCCTGATCGCGCTGAATCTGGATGCCTCCCACCGTTTCGGTGTTCGTCGGCGCTCCAAAAAGCGAAGGCAGTGCGCCGGAAATCTCTTCGGACAAGCTGGTGATGAACCACTTGATAAAGTCCGGCAATGCAGTTTGAGGTTGCGGAGTCGGCTCTACCATGATGTACTGGTCAGCCGTTGTCAATCCGGGTTGAGGCAAGAACGGAGCAA